AAGGAAATCACTTCACCTCCGGATAAAGCGCGGCCAACGCCCGGTCGAACAGGCCCTCGGCTTTTTTGTTGCCATGTGCCGCGGCGTCGTTTCGGCCATGCTTCAACGCGGCCCTCAGCATCGCGGCGAATGCCATTTTCTGAGCGTTCCCCATCACCCCACCCCTCCCGCGGCAAGGCGGGGCGCCTGGGCCTCGTCCATCTGCTGCATTCGCCGGCCGACCCCTTCGAGCCTGACGATCTCAGCCTGGTCGGCTGCCAGCTTCTCCCGAATGGCCGCATCGAAGACCTTGAGCTTGAACGGCGGCTTGCTGAGGTTGGCTCGGACCTTCCGAATGCTCGGCAGGATGTCGGTCTGCATGTCCGCCCCGAGAGCCTTCCATTCGCCGAGCAACGCAATATCCGGCGGCGGCGTCACAAATCCTCCCTCCTCGAGCACCGATCGCACGTCGGCCGGGAGGTTCACCGGAGCTTGGGGTTTGGGGGATTCTTCTTTCTGGTATCTGGCTTCTGGCTTCTGGGTAGTAGGTGGATGCGTGGGTGACCTATTAGGTGCCGCAATTTCCGCCTTGTTTTCCGCTGGTTGCTCCCAGCGCTTTTTCACGGCTTTTCGCCCTTTTTTTGCCCGATTTTCATCGCGCATCATCCGGCGGGACACGAGCACGCCGGCCCTCGTCTGGTCCGCTACCCCGGCTTCCAGCAGTTCGTCACGCAGCGCGCGAACCTCCGCCACCGTGGCCCCGACCAGCCTTGCCAGGACATCATCGTCCACCGTCTTTCCGTTCACCAGGAGGTGCCCGTAGGGACTTGCCTCGTGCATGATCGAAAGGCATTCAATCCAGAAGCCGCGGGCCGCCATCGAGACCACCCTCAACGCCTGGTCGCCGCGCCAGTCGCGCGGATAGAATTTCAGCCAGGGATGCGTCGCGCTCACTGGTTCAGATCCCGCATGTAATATGAGCCGCGGACGGCCTGGTGGGCGCCGAAGAAGAAGCAGAGCCGTTTCGCCACCCTGCCCTGCCTGGCCTTGGCGACGATCAGCTCGAGCCGGTCCTTTGCCGCCCCCATCGCGACCTCCCACTGGGCGCGCTTCTTGTCATGGGCATCGGGCTCGGAGCGCTCGAGATAATATTGCTCGCGGTAGACGAACATCACCACGTCGGCGTCCTGCTCGATGTCGCCGGCGTCGCGCAGATCGGAGAGCATCGGCCGCTTGTCGTCGCGCCGCTCGCATTCGCGGTTGAGCTGGGCCAGCACGATCAGGGCAACATCGCATTCCTTCGCAACCTGCTTCAGTATGCGGCTGATTTCACCCACTTCCTCGTAGCGCTTGGCCTTGCGGTCGGTGCCGCGGATGAGCCCGAGATAGTCGATCACCACCAGGTCGAGCGTCTGCCCCTTCGCGGCCATCTGGCGCTGGTAGCGTCGAACCATCATGGCGAGGCGGCCGATGCTGAGTGTGGCCGGGTCGGTAATGACGAGGGGCCAATCGGCGATCTTGGCGCGCGCCTCCGCCAGCTTATCGCGATCGAAGCCGCTGAAGCGTCCCTTGCGCACCTGGTCGAAGCTCGGGCTGTTGCCATAGGTGAAGATGAGATCGGTGATCGCGCGCGCCAGCAGTTCCTCGACGCGCATCTCGAGGCTGATGAACAATGTCCCGAAGCCGGCGCGCGCGGCGCCCAGCGTCACGCCAAGCGCGGTCGCCGTCTTGCCCATGCTCGGCCGCCCTGCGAGAATAAGCACCTCACCGCGCCTTAGATCGCCGGTGAGCTCGTTGAAGTCGGGCAGGCCGTCGATGCGGATGCCCTGCGGCCCCTTTCCCGCAGCTTCGTCCTCGATCTTCTGCAGCGTGTGGTCGAATGCCTTGGCGACGGTCATCGAGCGCGTGGTCTGGGCCCGGTTGAGCGCCGCCGCCATCGCCCCGTCGATCTTGTCGACCAGCTCCTCGACAGGCGCCTCGGTCATCACCGCCAGATCGCCCTGCAGCGCGCGCATTTCGTCGAGCAACCGCCGGCGCTTGGCGAGGTCTCCCACCTGCCTGGCGAAGTCGCGCGCGCCGATCAGCGCCGCGCCGGAACCAGTGAGGCCGGAGAGATATTCGGGAATGGCGATGTCGCCGCCCGCGTGATGGTCCGTGAAATGGACGCGAAGCAGCGGCGGCGTCGCGCGATGCCCGGCCGCCACCTCGGAGACGATCACGTTGAAGATGTCGCCGTGCAGCGGCTCGGCAAAGTCATCGCTCGTCACCATCTCGGCGATCTGGTCGACGATGCCGTTGTCGATCATCATGCCGCCGAGCAACGCCGCCTCGGCCTCGACGTTGACGAGCGCCTGCGGATATTCGGGAGCGGCCATGCGGGAGGGCGCGTTCATAGCACCTCCGCGCGCGCATAGAGGCGGCGAAAATCGGCGTGCAGCCGCTCGGCCTCGATCACTGCGGCGCGGCGCTCGTGAGAGGTGCTGGTGCCGTCCCGGTAAAGCTCCTCGACCTTCAGGCGCGATGCGTCATAGGCAGCCCAGGCCGCGTCGAGCTCGGCCTGCGCGGGGCGGAGGCGGACGATCTCTGCGCTCACGGTGCAGACTCCCCGATGACGACAAAGCCGCGCGGGAAACCGGACTGCTGCAGTGCATCGTCAAGCGCCTGCCCGCGGGTCGTGAACGGCTTCGACCGCGGGCTCGTCGGACCACGCGACCAGGCACAGCCGACGGCATTGGCGAGCGGCCAGAGGTGGATGCGCGGGCGGTTGTCGGCGCTCATGCCGCGATCGCTCCGCCGAACAGATGGACGTCGCGCCACGGCACCTCGGCGCCGACGCAAGCGAGACCGTAATCGAGGACGCCGACGGCATCGGCCTGATCGTCGCCATCGACCGCCCACCCGCGCGCATGGCAGGCTTCGATCGCCGCCTTCTTCAATTCTTCGCGGCCACCGGTCGATCGGCCGAGGAAGTGCTTCCGCCAGTCGCGCATCTCGGCCTGGCGACAGGGAATGCCGAGCTTGTAGCACCACCACTCGGTCATGTTGGCGAGGCCGAGCAGGAGCTGCAGCGTCCGCAGCCGGTCGACCTTCGTCATGATCGGCGCCTCGTACCAGACCGCCGTGATCGGGCTCAGCGCATGAAGGGCGGACAGATGCTTTCGCAGCGCCTCGAAATCTGGCGCCAGTTCGTCGGGATTCCAGCGGGGCAGACGCAACGTCCCGGTGTGGGGACGCGGGTCACCTGGAGCCCACGTCGCCCAACCAGTCTTCGTTGCAAGATCAAGCCCCAGGTAGGTCACACCGCTGCCGCTGCTTCCGTGGCGTCAGCCGGAGCCTTTGCCCCATTCGTCTGGACGGCGGGCTCTTCGATCATCTCGAACAGAGACCGCTGCAGGCCGAGGCCGAGCGCATCGCGGGCGATCGCATAGCCTTCGTCGTGGCGCTGGCGGTCGTCGGGATCCGCTTCCTTCATGCGGATAGCGAGATCGAGCGCGGCTGGCGGGACACCGTAATTCTTCACGCGTGCCCGGCTCTCTGCCATCGCGCCGTTGATCTCCTTGCGCTGACCGCGCAGGCCGACGATCTTGGCCACTTCCTGCCTGATCACGTCCTTGGTCTCGGACAGGTTGGTCACGCCCCGCTCACCGTCGCCGGGCTTTGCTTTCTTGGCCATCACATGGCTCCTTCGCTATGCCGCAAACCCTGCGGCTGGGGTTGGGAAAGCTTCGCGGTGATCGCCAGCACATCGGCCTCGATCCGCGGGTCAGTCGCGCGCAGCGTCTCGATCCGCCTTTCCGCGTGCATCACCGTATGGTGGACCCGGCCGCCAAAGTGCCGTCCGATCATCGGATAGGAGCGATCAGTCAGGCGGCGCGCGAGATACATGGCGACTTGCCTGGGCCGCGCGATTTCGCGGGGCCGCTCAACGCATCGCATCGCCTCTCGCGGCAGCTTGTAGTGCCGGCAGACGGCCGCCTGGATGTCGGCGATCATCATCAATGCCGCCTGAAGCTGATCGAGCGCTGCGAATGGATGCAGAGCATGCAGGTCGCGCAGCAGTCCGCCGCCCCGGTCTGAGCCGGGCAGGTGATCGCCTCCGCGTCATCGTCGCCAATACGGGAAGCCCAGAGCGGCCCGTCAGCACCGGAGAACCGAACCGCGAACCGCTCCCAATCGGCCTGCACCAGATCGAACAGCGCCTCCCCGATCGGGTCGTCATGCGGATCGCGCGCGGTGAAGCCGAACACATGGAGCGCGGAGAAATCGTTCAGCGCCTGCCGCCAGAAATCGACATAGACCTCGCTGAAGAAGTCGCCGAGGACGTGCAGCCGGACCATGAAGCCGCCCGGGTGCTCGGCCTGCAGGTCGGCGAGCTCCTGCCAGAGATAGGCCATGGTGGCATCGATCGCGGTGACGCGTTCGGCCGCCTGCATATTGTTCCCGTAGCAAATGCCCCAGGCCTGGCAGGCTCGCGGGCAGGTCGCGCGCTCCTCCAGTGTCAGTGTGAAGATGGGCCAGCCCCGCCGCGGGCCCTTCATCACCGTCTTGCCGATCTTGCGGCTCTGGTGGCCGGTCTTCAGGACGCGCTTGACCTCGTGCGGGTCATAGACGCGGGACGGGAAGATCGAGCGGGCCGAGCGGAAGGCGGGATGCAGCGCGCCTATGCTGACTGAGCGTCCGCCCGGGGCGATCGAGGCATGGCGGCGGAGGGTGGTGTCGT